ATGACTAAAATGAAAGAAGTAGGTAGAAAAACTTTTGATGAATTATCTAAAACATTAACTGATTTTGTTATGACAGGTAAACTTAATTTTCAAAGTTTAGCTAAAACTATTATTAGAATGTTATTAGAGGCTTTGATAGGTTCAGCAATTAAATCAGCAATAGTAAAATCAGAGTCTATGTTATTAATGTCTACTATTAGAAAAGCCTTGCGTAGTGTTTATGAGGGTGCATTAAAAACTTTTGCTAGTATACCTTTTCCTTTCAATATTGCGGCTACAGGATTAGCTATCAAGTTTGGTATGGGTTTAGTAAATAAAATTAAAGGTTTTGAAAGAGGTGGTATAGCAAGAGCAAATCAACCAGCAATCGTAGGGGAAAGAGGACCAGAATTAATTATGCCAAGAAAAGATATGCAAGTAACTCCCAATAACAAACTTGGAAATATGGGCGGTTCTGTAAATGTGAATTTTACAATTAATGCTGTAGATACTAGAGGTTTTAGGTCATTACTATCCAATGAAAGAGGGACTATAGTGAATATCATAAATCAAGCAGTAACAGACAAAGGGAGACCTGTTTTAGTATGAGTGGCTCATTACCTTTAACTGAATTTCAGGCTATAAATTTTAAGTCTAATCAAAGAACCCTTGTATCTCAAGCTGATGATGGAACACAATTTACAAGACAAATAGACGGACAAAGATTTAGTTTTACTTTATCTTTTCCATTAAAAACAAGAGCAGAGATAAGTCCCTTAATGGCTTTTATAATTGCACAAAGGTCACGAAAAGAAACTTTTACTATTACACTTCCAGCATATATAGGTAACGCAAAAGGAACTGTTGCTGGTAGTCCAACAGGAACAGCAAGTGCTGGCGCAACTTCAATAACTCTTGGAGGAACAAGGTCAGGAAGTTTATTAGCTGGAGACCTAATAAAATTTGCTAATCATAATAAAATTTATATGGTTGTAGCAGATAATTCAGATTTATCTTCAGGTGCATTAACTATTGAACCACCTCTAAAATCAGCAGTATCAGGTTCAGCTATAACATTTGATAGTGTTCCAATTACAGTAAGACTTATGAGTGATATGCAAGAATTTCAAAGTAATGTATCTGATAAAGATGGAGAATTACTTTTTAGTTATGAGATTGATGTTGTTGAGGCTTTCTAATGTCAAGAGGACTACATAGCGACCTTGTAACAGAATTAAATACAAAAAATATAAATGCTGTGCATTTAGTAAACATAACCCTTGCTAGTTCTAGTTTAGCATTTACAGAGAATAGTTTTCCATTAACATCTAGTATATCAGGTAGTTCTACAACATACTTATCTTCAGGAGTTTTGCTTGATGTTTCAAACGTATCTGAGAGTCAAGGAGTTCAAATTTCAAGATTAAACTTAACAGTAACAGGGGTTGACCAGACCTATATTGCTCTTGTTTTAAATAATAATGTTATACATGATGAAGTAAAAATATTTAGAGCATTTCTTGATAGTTCTGGTGCTATAATAAATAATCCTTTTTTATTATATCATGGCTTTATAAATAGTTTTCAAATAGTTGATAATACATCAACAGCTACATTAAAATTTGATTTGGAAAGTTATTTTGCTAATTCAATGCAAGTAAATGGTAGAATTACAAACAATTCTACTCAACAAAGATTTTTTTCTGGAGACAAAGGTTTTGAGTTTGCGGACCAAATAGTAAGAGACTTGAAGTGGGGTAATAGTGGATAGTTACAGATTTTATCAAGCTGAAGAAAAAGATTTAGATGAACTGTTTGAAGTAGGCAAAAAGTTTAAAAGAGAATTAAGAGACTTAAATTTACCTGACTTATCTGAGGGTAAAGTTTTTAAATTATTAGATATGCTTTTGAACAAAGGTAAAATAATTTGTTGTAGCTTGAATGAAGATAATAAAATAATTGGTGCTGTAGGTTTTTACAAAAGTCAGTATTGGTGGAGTGATGCATATATCTATAATATACAATTCATTTATGTTATCCCTGAGCATAGAAACTTTACAACATTTAGAAATTTATTAAGTGGGGTTCAAAAAATTGCAAAAGATGACCCAATTAATTTATCTATTACGACAAAATTAAAACTAGACCCTGTACTAAAAAAATTAGGATTTGATGAGATGGGCAAGAATTGGAGATTAGGATAATGTGTGATTTACCAGATACAGGACTTCCAATAATAGATGATGCTTTTGATATAATTGAAGATGTTTTTGAGGGTATTGTAGACATTATAGAAGATGTTGTTTCTTGGCTTATTCCGATACCTGATATGCCAGACTTTGATGATGGTTTTAATGACCCTACAGCAAGAACTGATGGAGTTTTGGTAAATAAAAAATCAAGTTCTGGTGGTATACCTTTAATTTATGGAATGAGACGAGTAGGTGGGACTTTAGTATTTGTTCAAACAAGTAATGATAATGAATTTCTCTACATGGTTTTGGTTTTAGGAGAGGGAAAATTAAATGCTTGTAAAAAAATTTTTTTAGATGATATTGAAGTAACAGATTTTAATACATCAGACAGTTCAGGTGGGAGTTCTCCCAGCTCATTTACAGACCAAACAATTTATTATGGTAAATTTGCAGATATACAAAATCCTGATGGCTCTACTACAAACCAATCCCATGTAAAAATGCAATTTTTTGATGGAGATGATAGTCAAGTTGCGGCTTCTATCATTGATGATGATTTAGATGATTGGACTTCAAATCACAGACTTAGAGGAGTTGGATATTTAGCTTTTGAATTCAGATTTAATCCTGATGTTTTTTCAAGAGTTCCAACTATAAATGCTTTAATACAAGGAAGAAAAATATCTACATTTGATAGCTCTTCAAACGAAACAACAGACCAATATTCTACCAATCCAGCTTTTGTAGTTTTAGATTATTTAACTAATACAAGATTTGGTAAAGGAGTTCCGATTGCTAATATTGACATACCTACTTTTTTTACTGCATCTCAAGTAGCTGATACAAACATAACCCCTACAGGTTCAAATGTAACCGACCCAATAGATAATTCATCAGGAACGCAAATAAATTTATTAGATATGAACATTGTTTTAGATACAAGAAACAAAGTTTTAAATAATATTAGAGAACTTCTTTTAAGCTCAAGAGGATTATTGTCTTATGCTGGTGGAAAATATAAATTCACTATTGAAAGCACAGGTTCAAGTGTAATGACCTTAACAGAAAGTGACATCATTGGTGGGATAAATGTCCAATCAGAGGATAAAAATAATAAATACAATAGAGTATTAATTGATTTTCCTGATGTTGATTTAGATTTTAGAAACAATACAGCATCATTCCCCCCAAATGATGATAGTAGTTTACCAAGTGCTGACCAACACGCAACAATGAAAACATCAGACGGAGGAGAGCTTTTAGAGGGAAGATTTACATTACAAGGACTTACAAGTTTTCATCAAGCTCAGGAACATGCAGAGGTCATACTTAGACGTTCAAGAAATGGATTGAGGGTTTCATTAAAAACAAGTGGGGAAGCTATGAACCTAATTGTGGGAGACATTGTTTCTATTACTCATGCTACTCCATCTTTTTCAGCAAAAGCATTTAGGGTTATTGGAGTAACATTAAATAAAGACCAAACTGTAAATCTTAACTTAGTAGAGCATCAAGATAGTTTTTATACTTTTGCTACACAATCAGCAGTTCCTACAATACCTGATACTACTTTAGCTAATCCAACAAGTATTACAGCACCAGCATCATTAACTCTTTCTGATGAACTTGTTGAATATGCTGATGGTATAGTTATCACTAGATTAAATATTTTAGTTGGTGCATCAACTGACAAATTTGTAAGAGAGTATCAAGTAGAAGCAAAAAAATCTACAGAGACAAATTTTAAGGTGGTTGGTAGAGGAATACAGTTAAATTATGAAATGCTTAATGTTGTTGATGGTCAGATTTACAATGTGAGAGCAAGAGCAGTAAATACTTTAGGTATAGCATCTCCATATACTTCAGCGTCACGAACAATAGTTGGTGGAGTTGAAGCACCAAGTAATGTAGAAGATTTTGCTGTTGAGATGCACGGACAGGACCATATGAAATTAACTTGGACTCCTCCAAGCCAACAATCGGACCTTGATATTTCTTTTTATGAAATAAGATACCAAAATGTTTTATCCGGTGCTAATTGGCTTAACTCTTCAAACTTAGTTAGATGTCCAAGAAGAAAATGCGATAGTGCTATTGTTCCAGCTAGAACAGGTAGTTATCTAATAAAAGCAGTAGATAAAAATAGTAACACCTCAGCAGAGGCTAGTATTGTATCAACAAACATATCAGGTATTCAAGCATATCAACTTGTTTCAAGTTTTACAGAAACTCCAGACATAGTAGATGCGGCAACACAAATGGACGCAACTTTTCCTTTAGCTGTAAAGATTGATGATAGTGGAGATGTTATACTTACACTTGATACTGTAACAAATTTTGATGATACTTCAGGAAACTTTGATAGTCCATCAGGAGATTTTGATTTAGGGGGAACAGATAATACATCAAATCCAACTTTTTTTAACAGTAATAGAGATGCAAAAGGTTTTTATAATTTTGGTAATTCATTATCACTTACACAAATTTATGATGGTAATATTGAACCTACAATTACTTTAGATGCAGAAAATCCATATGACAAGTTTGATAGTGGACGAGGTGCATTGTTATTTGATGAAGCTAAAGCACCTTTTGATGGAACAGAACAAATACACGCATTTCACAGAGTACAAATTGCTACTTCAACTACATCTCTTGCCGATTGTACTAATTTTGTTGACATAACTCAATCAGCTACATTTAAGTTTAAATTTGCTAAGTTTAGACTAAAATTAACAAATGATGATGACCAAACATCAAGTAATGTAAAAAATATTCAAATAAAATTAAATATGGAAGAAAGAGTTTTTGCTGAAAGTAATTTAACAACAAGCTCTGGTTCTAAAACTATAACCTATACAAATCCTTTTTATGCAGTTCCATCTTTGGGTATTGCCGCACAAAATATGGCAACAGGAGATGTTTTTACAATTACTTCAAAAACTGTAAGTGGTTTTACAATCGCTTTTGTAAATTCAAGTGGTTCAGCAGTAGATAGAACTTTTGATTATTTAGCAAAAGGTTATGGGTTGCAAAGTTCTTCATAATAATTTAAGAGATAATTAATGAGTCAAGTTTCTGATGTAAGTCTAGCAAATCAAGGATTTTCGGCTTTTAGAACCGAATTAAATAATATTCTTGGTGCTATGAACTC